TGTTTTATCTGTAAAACCTTTTATCGTATAAGATTTTGTAGAATCATACTCTATATTTTGAAACTGACTTGGAAACTTTTGTTTAAAAAAGTTAAACTGATTTTCATCATTTATTTTTACATCAGCTTTTACAAAATTACTTGCGTTTGTTTCTGTTGTATCTATTCCACTTTCTTTAGCTAAAGCAAAAATAGCTTGTGGTATTTTATCTATACTAACACCGTCAAATATATTTTTGTTCTTGGATATTGCTTGAAATAAGTCACCTCTTACTTCCTTTCGAAATAAATTTGCTGTAGAGGTAATTTTATCAGCTATTGCTTTTTGTTCGTTTTGGTTAAATGTTTTATCTTTATATAAAAGGTCTGTTAAGTTTTTGCCTAACTTAGTTGTGTTTTCGCTTTGCTTTTGTTTAAACTTTTCATAGTTTGCTAAAAGAGCAGTTTGAGATTTTTTATCCTCTTTATAAACACCGAAGGCTAATTGCATCATAGCTGAATCTTTTGCCTTAGTTTTTGCTTTTGCTGCTTTTGCTGCTTTTCCTCCCTCGCCTAAAGCAAGTCCAAGAGTTTGTAATCCTGTTTTATTTGGATCGGCACTTAATAAAGATTGTCCTATAGCAAGTGCAGCATCAGCCCACGCAGGAGTTTCTTTTTCAGGGTCAGTTCCAAAAAAGTCTTTTACCATTTTCTTTGCTTTTGCTGGATCAGGCTCAGCTTTTGCAATCAAACCTTTATATAATTTATCAACTTCTTTTCCACCTGTTGATAATTTATTTAATGCACCTAATATTTTTGTTATTTCCCCACCACCATCGTAAAAAGATTTTGCTTTTTCTGTTACCTTTTCAGGGTTATCTGTAGCTAAACTATTAATATCTTTATTATCCAACTCATTAAAGTTTACATTCATTCCTTCTGGAGCAAAAACACTTTTTCCTACTTTTTCTAGTTCAGCGTTATCAACTTGATTAAAACTGCTTTTTAAATCTATCTGTTGTGGCTCTTGTAATACATTTGCAAAAGGAACTAGCCTTTGATTACCAAGCCCACTAGTATTAGCCCCTCCAGTACCTTGGTCTAAAAACTTTGAACGACCTGCTGTTTTATACTGAGAGTTATTTAACAACATCTCAAAGGGGTTCATCACCATTACTTACTACCCCCTAGACTAGCAAAGTTAAAATTACCAAGTCCTGATGAACTATTATTACCAAAAGGTCTATAACCTAACTGTCCTGCTAACCCTAATCCTGTTGCAGCAACACCACCTATTTGAGAAAGTAACGACGGAGTTGGAGCAGTAACAGAAGTTGTAGTTTGCTGAGAAGACGGAACACCTCTTAATATATCACTAAAGAATCCTAATCTTTGATAAGGTTCATAGGCTTGTTGTAACTCTGTTTGTCTCTGTGCATCAAGTAACGCTTGAGCTTGACCTTGTTGTAAAGATCCAATACCTAATAAATTAGCTACATCTTGTTGTTGAAGTTGTTGTTTTAATCCACCTAACCCTGCTTGCTGTCCAGCTAACTGTCCTAATAAACTTCTTTCTCGTATCTGTGCGTCAGCTAAATTTCTAGATTGTTGTAAAGCAGACTCAAATCCTGCTGCTCTTAGTTGACCTGCAGACTTAGCTTGCTGGTCTAGCACATCTCTTTGTAATCCTCCAGAAGCAATGGCTGCTCTAGATCCTCCGAATGCTCCTTGACCCACTTGCTGTCCAGCCAATCTATTTTGTGCAATTTGACCTTGTCTACCAATATCAGATAAAGTTGTATCTACTACTTGTTGAGTATAAGGATTAAAAAATTTAGCTATTCCTTCTGCACTATATGTTTCATCTACAGAAGGTCTACCTATTGCATCAGTAATCGTATCACCTGCAGAAGAGATAAAAGGTTCAAAAGCTCCTATACCTTCTCTAGTTTTTTCTATGGCTGATTTTTGATCTGGAGTAAAGCCTGCTACATTTATATCAGGTATAGTTACAGGATCTTGTGATTTTTGATAACTTGATTCTAATAACTTACGAGCATAGTCTTCTAAAAAAGGGGCTTGCCTTGTAATGGTGGTTTGTTCTGTAGTTGCCATTATGCTCTCCTCGCATTTTGATCAGCTTTTTGTTCAAAAGCTCTCATAATCCCTGCCATAACTTTTGCTCCTTGGTCAGGGTTGTTATTACCTGTTGGATCTGCCCCAGCTACGGCTTTTCCTGTTTGTACAAACTCTGTATTAGATAACCTTGTAGGAATAGAATCACTAGTTGGTGATCCTGGACCAGTAATATATCCACCATTGGCAGCATTTAAAAACATTCGTCTATTAAGAACATTATTTAGTAGAGCCTCATAATCAACATTAGCTAGAAATTCTTGAGGATCTCTTGGTGCAGCTTGTTTTTCCTGTGCAAATAAAGCAGATTCAGGAGGAGGAGTTAACTCTGCAGGTAATGGAGGATTTTCTCCCCTTGCTAATGCAGCATAATAATCATCTACAATACTGTTTTTATTAGAAGCCTCTATTTCAGGTACTTCTGCAAGTTTCATAAGTTCTTTCCCTACTGTAGGGGTTAGTCCTGCTGTAACAACTTGAGGTATAGTCGCTCCTGCACTAGAAAGTAAACTCGATCCTGCTGCAGCTGGACCTGTAACAGCATATTTTGCTCCAGATCCAATAGTAGAACCTATTGTAGGTACAGTTCCTCCACTAAACCCTGCTACTGCTTTATCAATTTGTGGAGCCACATATTTTCCACCCACATAAGAAAGACCAGCATTTATAAGAGACTGTTCTACACTTTGCCCTGCAGCAAGACTTCCTAAACCAGAACCAATAGCACCGCCAATTCCTGGAAGTATTATATTACCAACGATAGCACCAATAGTTGGAAGAAACTTTTTAAAAGACTTAAAGAAAAACTCTGGCTGTCCAGTTATAGGGTTTCTAGAGTTTAAAGCATCACCAACAATATAACTCTCTGGCTGTTCTATACCAACTGCACGCATTTGTTTAAAAATGTCTTCTTTTAATTTTGGATTACTAGCTAAAACTTCTTTAGGAATAACTGTTTCGCCCTCTGCAGCATGAACAATATAAGTATCTTCATACCTACCTAAACTTGCTAAACCTTTAGCTTGGTTTTCATACGGAGCAATCATGTTGATACCATAACTTATAATAATTCATTTTACAATCCTTTTATCTATATACTCACTATCGCACTTGTTGTAATTCTTGTTTTTGATAATTCTTGAATACTAGCAACGACATGTAATCTATCTACATGACCAGCTTGTACCTGTAAAACTTCTCCACTTTTTAAAATTATATCTTTCGTTAAAAGCTCTACTGTTGTTTTAGCAGCGATGACTGTATCCTTAAATAAACTAAAAGTATGAGCAGTTACTGCTCCTGCTGAATTAAGTCCATCACCAACAATATTTACTGTAATGGTTGATGCGTTAGACGTATCATCATTAGACACTAAAATAGAATTTATTGAAACAGCATTAAAATCGGCATCACTAGGAACTGTAAACAGAGTCTCAGCATCTGTTGCTGTCAAATCTATTTTTGCATTTGTAATACCTTGAATATACTGTGGAATACTGTTTATTAACATCAGCGTCTACCATCCTCTCGTATATCGATTCTTGGTGTTCCTAATTTATATTTCGTTCCTAATGATGTAGATTCTATTCTTAATGCAAAAGACCTACCTCGTAAACGATAATTTAATTTTTCTGTAAACTGTTCTACAGGACTTGTTGCAGTTCTTGTCGTTGTACTTGAAGTAGACTCATGAAAATCAGCCCCAGGATTATTTCTTACTTTCATTGTAAAGGCTACATCTGGGTTTACACTTGTAGAACCGTTAAATGTAACATCAGGAATAACTTGTTTTAAAAACACAAACTTATCGCCATCCCCTATATCAATCGCTGAAGATTCAATAAACGATGTCATAGCAGCACCGTCATCATCAAACCCTGTTTCATGGTTATAGAGAAATTGACCACCTGTTGCTTGTGGTAATGTTCTTATACCTCTATCGAGCCATGCCTGTCTTACAAGTGTTCCAAAATACCAAACTTTTTCTGTATAGTTATAACAAACATACTTATCTATTTCTCTACCAGCAGAAGAAGGATAAAACCATAATATTTCACTAAATTCAGAATTTAAACCTACATGAACTTTATCTCGTTCTTCTAAGTTAAAATCTAAAAACACTTTATCTTTTACAGTACAGGGTAATTGTGCTGTTTGACCTCCAGCAAAAATATAAAATGTATCTACACCCATCCAAAAAACTGCATCTTCAACAGCTATAGCAGAAAAAGGACTCATAATTGTAATATTTTTAGAAAGTTCTTGTAAACCAAAAGTAAATGGTGGACCAATAAACTTCATAGCGTGTAATGTTTTATTAGTAAAAACAAGTATCTGTTGCTTTGTTTCTACAGCTTGCATAAAAGTAGATCCACCACCTAACCTTAAATCGCCTGCAGTATTTGTAGCAGTTGGGAAAAAATCTACTGGATTTTCTTGCGAAGAAAAACGTATTAATAATGGATCTTGAACACCATCTCCTCGTTGAGTTGTAGGAGTAGCACCTAATCCATCACATCCAAATACGATAACGTGCCTATCTTGGTCAGAAACAAGAATTTGTTTAGCTATTTGAGGAACACTAGTTTCATTATTAAATGTACTTGTATCACTTAATTCTTTTGCTCTATTACCTAAACCGTTTGTTTTATCCCAATAATATATCCCACCGTCTCTTGCATTCATTATTAAGTCTTCACCAAAATTATCATGCGACCATAATCTAATCTGTGCTCCAGGAATTGTCACACTTGCTGGACTACCCCAACCAATAAAGTCATTATCAGTATCAGAATTACCAAAAGCTAATCGTACTAAAGTTCCATTTGCATGGGTTGTTGCCACTGAAAAAGAACTCGTATTTTGAGTAGAACTTGCTGTTCCTGCCGTTGGTGTTGAATTAGCATGAAGTCCTGTATGTCCACGAGCTACTGTTAAATCATTTGTAGACACACCTGATACAAATAATAACTCTTTTTCTATTAATATAGTATCACCAACAGATATTCCAGATCCACTAGCAACAGTTAAGGTTGTGTCTGAATTAGAAAAAGTTCCTCCTTCATTTATCGTTGTTGCTAAAGTTCCACTTGTTGTACCACTCCATTGACCAGCACCCCAACCTGTACCACCAACAGTATTATCTAAACCTACATTTATTTGAAAGTTTAACGTAACACTTCCTGAACTTTTAAAATTATCATCTGTAACGACAGAAGAAGCATTAGCACCAACATCGATTTTAAATACATTTGAACTAATAATTTCTGTTATTTGATGTTCTTTATTCATAGTGTCTGCACTAATACCAGCAGTAGTTTCTGCATTAGATATTGTAACAAAATCATTAAGATTTGCACCATGAGCCGTAGAGTTTACTAATACTTGAGCTTCTGTGCCAGTAGTAGTATTCGTTGTAAAAGTTACCCCACTTGTAACTGGATCACCTCTTAATGGTGTAATATCAGTAAATGTTTGTCCTTCTTCTATATAGTATTTTAAATGTGTTCCAATACCCATAAAATCAGAACCATCAAGAGCCACCCAATTATGTAATCGTCTTCCACTCCCAAGATAAGTATTAGAACTGTATTTTTCCCAACCACCAAACTTTTCTGGAAAACCAAACCTAAACCTTACTTTATCACCATCAACAAATCCACCTTCGTTGCTATATGATGTAAGGTCTGAAACAACTCCAGGTTTGAATTTTATTGCTTTCATAGGCATTACGCTGTACCCCCAGTTAAAGAACCACTACCACTTGATGTAACATTACTAAAACCTTGTATTGACTTACCAGCAGTTCCTGCACTACCACCACTTGCACCGTTACTTGGGGCAGAAGATGGGTAACTTATTGCTGTTCCAGATCCATCTCCACCATTACTTCCAGCAGATCCATCGGCACCAAAAGCCCCACCTGCACCTCCGTTACCACCAGTGCCTGCGTTAGTACCACCAGATCCTCCACTACCTGCCGAACCAGCAGATTGATTATAACCTTGACCTACACCACCTGCTCCAGCCGAACCACCTGTTGTAGGTAAATTAACAGAAAGACTAACAGAAAAACTTATATCATTATAATAAAAATCTGTACCAGCACCACTACCTGTCATATACATTGTTAGGTAATATGTTGTGTTTGCTGATAAATTCATTCCAGCACTCCAATTGTAACCTGATCCATATAAGTTTCCACCTTGACCTTGACTAGCACTACTTGCACTTGTGCTTATATCAATCTGAGGTTGTCCGTATCTGGCTCTATAATTGTTTTCTGGAAAAACATTAGAAGCATTGGCTGATAATGTATAAGTAGCACTTTGATTAATTTTAAACGAACACCACATTGGACCTTTATTTGAACAAAGTCCTCTAAATAAACTAGAAGTTGTAAACAAACCCCAAGATGTATTGACTGCTCCAGACTGAGGGTTGGCACCATTAATACCACCCCATTTTCTATCGCCCCAGTTTAATGAATTTGGATAACCTCCAGTTGGACCATAAGAAACAAAAGGTGGCTTATCGTTTGCAGGCACATTACCACTTCCATAAGGAGAACCTGCTTCGTCTACAAATTCAGACAATGTTGCAGTTGTAGTACCACTTCCTGCACCACCAGCACCACCAGCACCACCGCCTCCTCCACCAGATTTTATTGTGCCATTATTAACTAAGGTCACAGCAACGCTTCCAGCAACTTCAAGTGCATTACCACCAGTGCCACCACTTGCTGTACCTCCAGCACCTTCAATACTTCCCTCGTTTGTAATAGTTATTGAACCAACCCCATTACTTTCTATTGTTAAAGCAGCATTAGATGGATTAGTTGAACCAATAGTATGACCTGAACCGATTGCAAATTGTTTTGGGTAATCTACTGCAAAGTCATCACCAAAAATAGTGTTTGCACTTTGATTTGTATTTCCATCACTAAATGTTTTTTTAAAAGCTCTTTCTTTACTATAAAAGTCATTAAAAGAAATAGTACCAGAAGCAGGCACACCAGCAGACATATTAGTAGAAGAATTATTACCAGCATTAGCACGAACCAAAGAACCACCAAGATAAAATTCTGTTAAAGTTCGGCTTGGTAAGTTCGATCCTGGAGTATACTGTTCTTCAATATCTTGAAATGATATAGCCCCAGATGCTTGCAGTGCTGCCATTATAAACTTGTTCCAAATGCTGTTATATTATTAGCTGATGTTACTGCACCATTAGACCCTAACTTAAATACTGTTGTGCCGTTATACTTAAATAACAACTCATTATCACCAGTATCTAATGATATCGCCCACTTACTTGATCCAAATAAAATTGCCTGACCGTTAGTATCTAAATCCCCACCAAGTTGAGGAGTTGTATCACCTATTAAATCTGTTGGTATTGAACTAACATTAGAATTTGAACCTGTTCCATCTGCGAAGACTATAGCTGATGTTCCTGATGCTATTGATACCGTTGTTCCACTACCATCAGAAGCATCTGCATCTGCTGGACCTTGTCGAACTTTTGCTATTGCGTTTGTACTATTTTTTATAAAAAACCATTTTTGTTGATCATTAGGATCTAAATGCAAATTAAATTGTGATCCTGGAGATCCAGTTAAAAGTAATATTTTATATTGCCCATCAGATAAAGAGCCATCGCTTGTAGTAACAAGTTTATTCCCAGTTATAGTTAAACTAACAACGCCATTTAAAGCTCTGTCGATTATTTCTAAATTGTTATTGGTGGTATTCCCCCAAGTACCAGATTGTTCACCAGCACCTATTTTTTCTATTCCTGTGTTTGATGTATATGTACTTGCCATGTTTACCTCACTGTATTTCTGTCCAAGTTTCTGTACCAGATGGTGTTATTGTTGTCCAAGTTTCTGTACCCGACGGTGTTATTGTAGTATACGTCTCTGTAGTTGCGTTTGTCACTACTTCTTCAAACAGTATATCTCCTGATGTTGTTTTTGTAAAACTTATTTGCTGAGAAGAAGTTCCAGCAGTAATAAAATTACCTTGAGCAGTTTGTATAAAGTTAGTATCTAAATTTGCAGTTGCGAGGTTTACTGATTTTATATTTTCTGCTGTAACAGTAAATATAGACGTCATATCTATGATTCCTGAAGCCTTAGTATTTACTTCTGTGGTTTGAGTAAAGGCACTACTCATACTAGATATACCAACTAATGTACCTACACCTACGCTAAGAGCAGAACTTATTGCACTCATTTCTGCTGTGCCTATTTGTATTGAACCACCTGCATCAGCAATCGAAGTTTCAGCAATGGCAGAATGTCCTAACATTAATCAGCTTCCTCTATTGTGTTGCCTTCAGCTACCCATTCTTGGATTGCTTGGTATTCTGTGTTAGCAGGGTCTTGTGGTACATTCAATATTACATTTTCATTGTTTTCTAGCTTTACTTCAATAATAGCTACACCTGACGGACCTACTCTGTATTTTGCTGTTTTTATATTCATCTTATAACTCCGATAATAAAGCAACTTTAGCTGAAGCATTTGCTGTTAAAAATATTGCATGGTCACCTGATGTTCCACTAGCTTCACTACTATTATAAAAACTAGTTGACCTTTTTGTAGGTCCATCAATAGTAATACTATTGTGAGCGTCTGAAGATGCACCATTAGTTGAGTAATATCCAGTTCCACTTACAACTTCAGCACTTGGAGCAGCCCTCATCTCAACTGGATGTCTTACTGGAAACTGCATACCACTACTAGAATAGTAACCGCCAGTTCCCATTCTTTCACCATTGCCTTCGCCTAGAACATAATAATACCTCTGACACAAAGCTAGTTCTTCCCCAAATGACCTATGCTCAAATGGTGTGGCTTGTGAGCCGAGTTCCATTTGTAAGCCAGTAAGAAAAAATGTTCTGTCTGTGCTGTCAAAGAATGATGTTTGATTGTCTTGGAATAGTTTAGTGTAATCCCTATCAGCCCAAGCTGTATCTTGATGAGTGCCACTAGAAAAGTTTGTACCACCATGAAACCAAATCATTAAATTTGCACCAGTATTATTATCGTCAGCTATACCATAATCAGAACCACTACTTGCTTGTGAATCTCCAGGAATTGTTATAACAACTCTTGTCCAATCAGTAGTAACTGCAAATCCTTTTGTAAACCAACGAGCAGTGCCACCTGATAAATGATATTGTAAAGCAAAAGTATACTGTGCAGAAGCATTACCTTTTACATAAAAACTTATTGTTGAAGTTTTGGCACTTGATTGGTTATAATTTAATTGTTGTAAATCTTGACCCTCTAATTTCTGTTCAATTAAAAAATACTCACTTGCTGCAATAGATGTATCTGCTGTTGTGCAATCTAGTTTTAGACAATTTGCAAATCCATCAGGTCCATCAGCAGTTTGTGTCATTGTAAACACTCCATTTGAGTTACCAGCAGTGGTAATTCTATCTACAGTTTGATAACCTTGATTAGCACCATTAGTAACTCCAGTTCGACTTGTACCCCTCTGTGCAATATTCATTGCTCCATTATACGCAATATTCCTTTGCCCACCAATCTGACTATTGGTTAGGACTTCACCCATCTTTGCTAATTCTGCTGCTTTGGTCATCTTTACTCCTTAACTCGGTTTTGTTGGAAATGTAATGTTACTCAACAAATGATCTGTAGGTGTCTGTTTAGTTATGTCACGGAGAGATTGCCTATATGTTTTCCAATCAGCATCATTTGTTAAAGTAACATCTCTGTTCTGTGTCCAATCTGTTTCTGCTAATAACGAATCTCTTTGCTCTCTTAATTTTTTCATATATCTAACAGGAGCAGCATCTTCCCATGCTTTTTCTTCTGCATCTCTTGCTCTTTCTTCTTCTGCTGTGAATTGTACTCTTGTACCACCTGTATTATGAAATCTAACCATTATACAACTCCATATAATTTAAAAGTACCAGACTGTATTGTGCCTGATGTAAAGTAAAATTGTATTCTATCTATAGCTGTAACAAAAGTTTTGTTCGCATACATTCCATTATTCATTGCAAAGTTAGGAGTTAAATCATTACTGACACCATAAAAATTAACTTGCTTCTTAAAGGTTGTGCCTGCAGGGTTATAAAGTGTATGCACTTGATGCAAACATTCATCATCTTCTGAACCTATAGATTCTGCTAAATCAACAACAGATGCACCTGAAGAGCCTCTTATAGTATTTCCACCATGTAAAACTTGGTCTCTTGCATATTCATAACTTTGTGAAGTGCTTACTATTGAACCACCAGTCCCCATTCTACAAGCAAAATGAGCACCATTAGTAGAGGGGTGTACATTTATTAAATGTATTTGATAAACTTTATAAGTAGACGTAAATAAACTAGAACTACCTACATCAACAGTACTGTCACTACTAGCAGTTACAGTTTGTAATAACACTAATCCACCTGCACCAACAGGAGGTTGACTAAATGTTACAACTCCACTACTTGATATTGCCATAGCATCTGCATCACCTACAGAACCTATCTGTCCATCGTTAGCAACTGTTATGCCACCACTATGAACACTTCTGCCTGTAAACGTAGGTACACCTGTAACTCCAAGAGTACTCCCCATAGTAACATTACCATCAAAAGTACCACCATCTGCCTTACTTACAGTGTCTGCTGCACTAAAAACATCAAAAACAATTATTTCAATTAAGTCACTTACGGATGCACCTTGAAGTAAAACAATAGCTGTACCACTTGTAGATGTGTAATCAGCCTCACCTAACTTCACACCATTTTGATATACGTCAACAAAGTTACTGTCTGTGTAACTTAGGGTAGCACCTTCTGCTCCTGCACCACTAAAGCTAGTCTGTCCTGCAGTGGCAGTGTATGTGTGCTTTCTTCTTACTCCATTTGAAGGAGATGTTCCTATGTATGGCATTATGCACTCTCCAATGCTGTGATACGTGCTTCTAATTCTTGTATAGTTTTCACGAGTAAAGGCACAAGTTTGCTTTGGTCTATGCCTTGATAAACTGCATTACCATCATCATCTACTTCATTGTGTGTACCACTAATTGCTTCTGGCACAACTGATTGTACTTCATGTGCTAAGAAACCATCTACTGTCGTATCTGCATCTGCTATAAAGTTAAATCTTGCAGGCTTAAGTTGCTTTAGTCTTGTGGTTGCATCAAAAGTATAGTCTACGTTTTCTTTTAGTCTGTGGTCTGAAGATGTGTTGTATGCTGTAG